GATAGAAATAGAACCTGCCATGTAAATTCGGCAACCGCCTGTGCATCACTTTGTCGTGCGACTGTGTTATTTACGGAATCCCATGCTAACTGGTTTTCATCTACTAAACTTTCCCATGTTTCCATAGGAATGCATACAAGGTCGGGTGGACATATGTCGTCCTCATATACTGTTCCAATAGGGTTACCATATATGTCTAGGTCTGCCATCACTTCACCTTGAAATCTTGCGGGTCACCATTTATTATATCTTTTGCCTTGTGTTCCCAAATATTAGGAAATAGGCCATGAACTATGCAAACGAACGCAAGTGACCACGCTCTGTACAAATGTTCAAAATAATTCAGACCTATCTCCCGTAGATGTCCCATATCAGAACACTTTCACTTCGTACTTTTGCTCCCATAATTGGGCGTCTAGTTCGTCATTAACCATTGGCCGCCCTCTTATGTTGAGACTGGTATTTAGTAACATCGGAACACCAGTTCTATCATGGTATTCTTCAATTACCTTTCGAAAGATTGATTCGCAATCCTTCTTCACGATTTGAACACGTGCAGTTCCGTCTACGTGTGTTACTGGGGCATAGTCATGCTTTGCCCATGAGGTGAACTGCATATGCTCATTCATTGGTCCGTCGAAGTATTCCTCCGCATATTCCTCTAGGATAGCAGGTGCGAACGGACGATACTTCTGTCGTCTTTTAATTGTGTTAACAGTGTCTTGTACGTCGTATCTTACATCAGCAATAAGGGAGCGGTTGCCAAGAGCACGAGGACCGAACTCAGCCCGTCCACTAGCAATTCCACAATAGCGATGTTCAAGTAAATGATCGACGATACTGCTAGGATTAACATCCCTTTCGATATTATGCCCCGCATAAGGACTCCATATTAATTTGTCTTTTCCGGTTGCCTTTGCCCATGATCGGGCTGCTGTCCCCAAACCAGACCCCGCGTCGGTCGGAGATACTGCAATATGTACCTCATCAAACAGTTCAAATAATCTGGAGTTGATCACAACGTTTTGTGCACACCCGCCAGAATAACATAACTTATTACCGTATTTAGACGCTTCGCGCATTATACCCATGATCGCATAATCAGCAAAGTCTTGGGTTGCTCGTGCAGCGACTTTATCTTCTACAGATAGAATACGTCGTTTGAATTCTCGCCGGAACTTTTTACGATCTTGTTCACGTTTAGATTCTGGGGCGCCTACTGCAATACCTAGAGAAACTTCCGGAGCGATGTCAGACAGGTTTTCGTACCATCGAATCAACCAATCGGTGATTGCGCTTGACTTAGGACACGTTTCATGGTACGCAGACAACCCCATTACCACGTACTCATCTTCGAGTGGACGTAGACCTAGGAACTTAGTTGTGAGGGTATAGACTAGACCTACCGACTTAGGGTAGTGCCATTCTTTGATTAGATTGAACTTGTGATCCATGATGCAGGCGGTCTGCAACTCACCAACACCATCGATAGAGACTAGGACAGTATCTTCAGATGAATCCCACGGACGCGTGTAGAACGCAGAGGCGCAGTGTGACTCGTGGTGTAGATGGTGTGCGTCGTAGACTGACGCTTCTGGATAAGGAAACTTCTCGAATGCCTCAGATTTTTGAATCGTCTCTGGAGTTCTACCCGTTGCATCAACTCCGCCACGCATATCAAACTTGATACCGTGATCTTCATAAAAAGACACATGGTCATCATCATTTATCATGTCCCAGAGTACATCGGGAATATTCGGGTCGTTTTTCTTTTTGGAGTAACGTTCGCCATGAGTCGCGAACTCTACTGTACCATCTTCATTGATGATAGCAAATCCTGAGTCGTGATAAAATTCACTGTAACCTACATATCTCATCATTCACCTGTATTGTCAGATTAAATAGTTATTTATATAAAAAAAAGGGGGACCGAAGTCCCCCGACATGCTACCTTGAGCGGGATTAAATTCCTGTTATGTACTCGTATATATCTTTCCAGTTACGCATACGTGGGAAGTCACAATCGGTGTTATAGTCATGTTCGATCACAAGTGACTCAAGACCAACCTTTGCACCAGCGATGGCGTTCTCTACTTTATCTTCTATCCAGATACATCCAGTACCGTGATAGAATTCTAGCTCTTCGTCTTTGTCTGCGCCTGTATCGAGATAGACGTACTTCTCAAACACAGTCGGACCAAACATCTCACACAGATTCTTGGTACGTAGGTGTTGTGCGTATTCATCGTTACTTAAAGAAGTGATTGCGTGGAATACGTAACCTTGTTCTTCGTGTAACTTTCGAACATACTTGATGGCATCTCGCAATGGAGGCAGTTTACGAATAGTTGCACTCTCATTGAACATGCGACAGAGTCGTCGCTTCTCATTACGTTCTAGACCGTACATGACACCTACGTCGTATACGTCTGGATTCTTCATGATGTACCCGTGGCGTTTCATCCACTGCTTAAATCCGTACATCCAGTCTAGTAGAACACCATCACAATCTACTAGTATGACTTTATCTCTCATCACCCCTCCGTTAGAAACTGGACATCTCCAGTTCCACCTTGCCTAATATCATTTAAAATCTCAAACACTTGACCTGAAGTAAACCCATAATCAGCAAGGGCGACTTGAATACCTCCCCAATCTGGATTGCCAGAAGGGTGTTGATAGATGTAATGATAAACTAAATCTTCTACTAACTGTTTACTTGCTCGCATAAAAAAACCTCCCACATTGAATAGATATTATAACAATATATGAGAGGTCTGTCAATACTTATTTTGAAAATATTTACGGAAATAGTGCTCTTGTGAATTTGGAAGTCTTATAACGATTGTCATTCCAATGCTTTACCATATCGACTTTCCACTCACCACCAGTGTAGTGACAGAACTTTGCGTTATCAAAGAACTCTTGTTCGGTCTCATAGTGAGGAGAATCATTCCAAGTGGTGTCGATAGTCTCTACATCAAACTCATGTTTCATCAACTGTGCAGAGATGTAAGGCTGATCGTTCATGATAGACATATGGAAGTCACCAGTGTAGCACCAGTCTTCCCACGCCATGAACAGTTCACGTGCACGTAGACGCGCCTCCTTGGACCACAGGACCACCCCTGTATTCATAATGGTTAGTTTAGATGGTCGGTTAGGTGGCATTACAGGGACGATAGGACAGTCATGCATCTCGAACTTGCGACAGAAGTCTCGATAGTTATCGTCTTTGTAATCCCATGAATTGTACCCACCACCATTGGCGGTAACGAAGTCTGACTCTAGGACACCGTAGACTTCGGCACCAGACTCCATCTGATCAAAGATATTTTCTTCAGTGTTGACTACAATGTCTGTGTCAACGAATAATAGGTTGTCGTATTGATCGAACATAGGATCTAGCCATACACGTGCGCATTCATGCAGCAACGATGTAGAACAACCATGACCTTTGGTTGCAACTCGTTCATCTGAGTAAACGTGTTCTGCACCAATCTTCTTTGCGTATTGTTCGAATGATGTACGGGATATATCCGCAACTTCTTTATAGAGGGAAGAACGCGAACCGTCCCAGCCCGGAATATCACCGCGAGCATCTACTGCGTCACTCACGATCATATATTGAAAAATCACATTAGACATTCTCTAACCTTGTCATCAAGCGTTCTGCTCGATTTGTCACTTGTCGATACCATTTCGAATCACGGCCTTCAACTGCCGCGTTCACCCAATCCTCATTTTGTAAATGAAGATACATGTTCTTGAACTTACTTAGTCTTGGTCTACCTAGGTTAAACATCATGTTAACCAAGATTTGCTGTACCTCATCTGGCCAACAGTGGAACCCGTCTCCGTATAGTACAGCACATTCGTAGATTGCGACGTTGAGGTCGTGGTCGAATGCCTCGCTAACTCTTTCGGGGGAAATTTTCGTTCCGACTGAAGCGCCGTACTCGCCGTCACTTTCCTTGATGAGATGCCCAACACCGAACGTGGGATAGTTGAGATGGTCGAGGTAAATCTCATAGACGACTCCTTCGTCAATCTTTAATTGTTCGAATACTGCTTCTCTGTTCATGATCGGTTTCACTTTAGGTTTGCACCATAGTTTACGAATTAGTTCTATCATAACTTGATGGCAAGTACCACCAAGATAGCTGCCAACAAAATATTAGTTGTCAAAATTTCAATAGCAAGTATAGTATGATACCATACCCACCTTGTTTTATATGCATTTGCTACAGTTACTTCGTCAGGATTTGGGTCTCCAACTGGGTCGGCCGACGATGGACCTGAACCCAACCATTTAAAAAAATTCATACTACTAAACCTTTATTGTGCTTTGTACCCCTGCATTCTTCTTGATTGCAGTTAGTTTATTCTCCCATTCCTTTCCTGCTATTCGCATGGTTGACTTAACACCCGTCACCATTTTAGGTGCTGATGAAGGTGGAAAGTAACGCACCCATTCGGGATTGTCAATTAACCATTGGTCGTACTCAGAAATCCGGAGAGACAATTCCTTGCACTCTCCGGTTTCCTTATTCTTGAAATCATACTGTGGCATAATATATCCATTCCAAATCTTTTTCAATCACTACGACAGGCATCTCACAAAATGCACCTGAAGAGATAATCACCCCCTTATCGAGAAAGTTGTTGAGTAGACGCATTTAGTATCGTATAATACTGATTAAGACTTTTCGTTTGATAATTCGAATTGCCTTGAGAATATATTGCTTGGCGTCTGGTATCGTGCACGAACTTTTGTAATTCGTTAATTTGGTTCAACTGCTTTTCTTGACTCGACATTGTGAATTCTCCTTAGAAGTTATAGTTAATTGTCGAAAAGATTACTCGCTTATCAGATTTGGAAATGCCTCCTGTACTAGTTTTTTGGTTATGTAACGACAAGGTGGTTTCTTTGCCACCATTTTCAGAACGTACTCAGCATCCTCCGGATGAACGGATTCTAGAAGCTGGACGAATTGATTCTCGCGTTTAAACGCTGGGGTATTTTCACCCTTACCTCCCTTCACGAAGTTTCCAAATTGCTTGTGCTGCTTCGTTAGGGTAGAGGGTGCCGACTCCGGTCTGTTCGGAGTGAAAGGTGGGCGTCCTGCTGGAAGTAAAAATTCCAAAGAATCGTCGAAGGAACCCCGAAGGATATCTTTGAACGCCCAGTTGTCTTCATATTTTTTCAAAACATCTAATCGGGCTTCACGGGAATCTGCTTCTTTGTATTCCTCGAACACCTCAAAGACTTCTTTACGAAACGTAATCATTACTTACACCTTATCAATTTTGTAACACACATAAGTTTTTTTCATTATGATGATGTCTTCTTTGAACTGACATCTCCAAACAAGATCTCTTAATACTTGCTCATGGTTGTTTATCTTAATTCTACTTCTTCTGAGCTCGTTATCTTTCTGACTGATTTGGAACTCTTTTATTTGTACTACCTTTATATATTCATCAATTATAACTGCTGTGCTGCCAATCCAGAGTAAAGAGCACAGCAGGGCGGTTATCGCCACTGAGTGAAAGGTACTCATTAGATTCTCCCTTATGTCAAGGGTATTTATAAATGGGGAGAACCCAATGAGTAAATTATCTTAAACTATTCCACTCTTCTGGAGTAACGTCGTTTAATCTGCCGCGTTGGTCATTTGGTAGGTTTGGTTCTGGGGGAGTGAGTTCTTCGATACAATCACCAAATGTATCAAACAACCTATTAAATTTCATGCCATACACATGGCAGAGACCCATGAGAATATTAGCAAGGTCATCGGTATCACTGGGAGACAATGAATCATATTTCCCTTCATCGACTAATCTTAACAACAACTGGAGATCGTCCGTGATCCCCCAGCAGTTCATGATGTCTTGTTCTAGATCAAATCGATCTTTCATGCCGCCACCGCCATTTCGACGGCAAGTTCAGCAGCTTTCTTCTTCTTGACTTGGTTTGCACCGTACCATGCAGAAGTCATTCGACCGTCGGCAGTACGACCCAACTGGTGATCAGTAAGGTAAGTCACAGAGTTGAATGCCTGCCACCATGAACCACGACCGAAGTTTGCGCCTGGTTGAGTCTCTAACAACTCGTATGCTTTCTTTGCATTAGGTGCGAGGTCTTTGTAACCACGTACTTCTGCGGCAGGTGCCTGTGAAGGGAACAGAGAGTTGTAGTACTGAATCAGAGTGTCAGCAGTGAACTGTCGCTTAGACAACAACTGTGCCATCTCTTTATACTGGTCAAACTTCTCGTGTGCAAGACCTAGGTGCTCTTTAACCATCTGTGGGTCAAACGCACGTCGGTGGTTTACTTTGATACCGTTGGTTGCAGAACCTTTTAGAGCGAGGGACAGAGTGTTCATGCACGTCACACGAACCGGAGTGAATCGAATGTCAATCGACTTACCGTACTCATGTGGGTTAGAGAACAGAAGGTATGAATCGACTTGATCACCCTTCAGGATGTCGAACGACTCTTTGATGCGAGCCATTGCGTATACGATCTTACCGTCTTTGAGTGAACCCGCAGAGTTCATCTCCATGTCACCCGCAGAGCAGTAGTCATTGAAGAAAGTAAATGCCTCTTCATTCTGGCATGGTGACCATGCACCACCCACCTGAGTAAGTACAGAGTTGTCGGATGAACGCACAAGTGCCTCCATACCAGTGGCGATTTTCTCACCGTTGTAATCAGCGTAAGTAGGAACTTTCTCGACCGACCAGTCGACACCAGCTTTCTGCATCATCTGTACGGGAGTTAGGTCATTGTTGACTTCGGTACCAATACCCCAAGGGCATTTACCGACAGTCGCAGAAGTTTCGATTTGTAGTACATTGTTCATGGAAGACATAATATAGATTCCTTATTCAATTGAGTAGCCATTGTATCATATGTTTTGATTACTTGTCAAGGCGTTTTTAAAATAAATTACAAATGATCTGGGCGGTATTTATTTTGCAGTTCTAACGACTCATCTTCGAGCCCCATCTTTTTGAGACGACCCATCATGACGCGAATCTTTTGAGCCTCATCGCGCCCTCTAACATATGCACGATGGTCATCACTGAAGTGATAGGTCCAATCATGACTTTGAAGCATATGTTCTAGCAATTCCATTTCTGGTCTCATGCTACAAACTCCGACTTGGGTGAGAATCTAGGGTAGAGTCGGAAGTGTGCCAACTCAGTAAGAGTCTGAGTGTACATGATGGGTTCTTGTAAGAACTTCGCATCAAGGGCATCATAGAACAGAGAAGCATCATTGTTCATCTCTAACCAGAAGAAGTCATCATTGAAGAATGAATTCTCAGAGATTTTATTGATCTCTACGTTCAGATTGTTGATAACACGAACGGGAACCTTCAGGAATGACGCTGAAGGATCAGTGATGTACGTAACTGCGTTGGCAGGGTTAGTATTGAAGCTCATTACACTGACTCCTTTACTTTGAGGTTTTGAGAAGACGTATCGATGATAAGGTCACGAACACGTTCACGATCGAGAGAGTCGCCTTGACCCCAAGTTTCATGACGGATAGTACTAGAGCAGATTTCTAGGTACT